AGACAAGGCACCGTGGGCTCGGCACCCCCCGCGTCGTTTGCAGTTCAATACGCGGGCACAATCGGAAAATCCACTGGGAACGCATCAAAAGGACACGAATGAGCGACGCGGGCAAAGATACTGGGGGTAGCCCGACCGCATCGGGAGGGGCCGGGTACGTCCCCGACGGGTCCGCCCTTGACATGACAGACCCCAAGGATCAGGCGATGGCCCGCAGTGCGATCGCGCGACGGCCTGCCCGCTGGCGCGGCATCACAGCCGAGCGGAAAGAAAAGTGGGTAGCCCAGTTAGTGCAGGCCGGTGACGCCGCGAGCGACCTTGTGGACGGCGGCGGTGATGCGCAAACCCGGCTGCAAGCCATCGCTGCGATCACGAGCGTTGTGCGAACGGCTGCTGCTATCGAGGGGCAGAACCAGACCGACGAACATGCCGACGAGAAGAACGATCGGCTTGACGCTGGCAAGCCAACCGAGAACCACGGGCTGAAGTTCATCCGGGGCGTCGCCGAGGATGCGATATGACTTATTGTGCTGGACCACTGCGAATTACCACGTTCCCTTCCAAGCACACCGAGGGCGTCACGGTCTGTAGTGTCTACGCGCCGCCCGGCGTGTACGAACTCACTTCCAATGAGCACCAGGAGGCCTTGGAGGTCTGCGGCATCTTCGGGCTGGTGGTCGTAAGCATTGGAGAGGTTGACGGCAACCAAAGGCAGCGCGTCGTTTTTGCGCGAAGGAAAAAAGGAGCGGCCCCAACGTCATACACGGAATGGCCGTGGCAAAGCATTGGGCAGGCCCAGTTGATCGCGGTCGTTGGCGAGTGTGAGGTTCTAACCGACACCGACGACGGAGGCCCTCGGCGTATGACCGGCATGAAAATAAGCGGCGGGTGCGACATGGTGTTTGTGCCTGCCGACTTCAACGGAATGGCGGACAGGATTCAGGCGGCCGCGATCAGTGGGTTTTGTCTGGAGTGCGTCGGACTACTGGATGGACGACATGTGTTTTCGTATCGCCAAGTGGCGGAGCCGATGGGAATATGACCACGGCCACCGCACCAACCGACCGCAACACTTACGAGCCGCGAGGGGCAGCCCGTGAGTTGTGGCACACCCGCGATCCCGAAACGCTCATCGTTGGACCTGCCGGAACGGGCAAAACGCGTGGACTGCTTGAACTCATCCACGCGATGGCCGAGAAGTACCGTGGCTCGCGTCACCTCATCACGCGCAAGACGCGGGCCAGCATGACTGAATCGGTGCTGGTGACGTACGAGCAGAAGGTTCTACCCGAGGGCCACGCCTGCCGCGACAATGGCGCGGGCCGTGCGCACCGGCAAAGTTACACCTATCCGAATGGCTCCGTGATTGTGGTAGGCGGCTTGGACAACCCCGACCGGATCATGTCAACGGAATATGACACGGCCACGGTGTTTGAAGCAACCGAGGCGACGGAAGACGATATTGAAAAGTTGAACACCCGGCTCCGCAACGGGGTCATGCCGTATCAGCGGCTGTTCCTCGACTGCAACCCCGGGCACCCCAGCCACTGGATCAACCGGCGAGCAAACGCCGGGCAACTGAAACGGCTCATTTCAAGGCACGCGGACAACCCCACGGTGACGCCGGCGTACCTGGCCCTGCTTGCGAACCTGACCGGGGCAAGGCGCGCGCGGCTGTTCGAGGGCAAGTGGGCTGCTGCTGAGGGCATGGTGTACGCGGGCTTCGATTCCGCTGTCCATGTCATCGACGCGATGCCCACGGGCTGGGAGTCGTGGCCGAAATACCGCAGCATCGACTTTGGATTCAACGATCCGTTCGTCTGCCTGTGGGGGTCCGACTCTGGCGAGGCTCTGTACGTCTACCGAGAAATCTACATGAGCCGTCGATTGGTGGAGGACCACGCCCGGCAGATCGTGGCACTGAGCGCCGGTGAGTCGCACGCCCGCACCGTGGCCGACCACGACCGCGAGGACCGCGAGACGTTGCACCGATACGGGGTGCAGACCGAGCCGGCGACGAAGGACATTGAAACGGGGCTGGAAGCCGTGAAGTCCCGCCTGCGGATCGGTGCGAACGGCAAGCCCAGGCTCTATGTTCTGCGGTCTGCGCTGGTGGAACGCGACGCGGCCATCGACGACCTGAAGCGGCCCACGAGCATTGCCGATGAATGGGATGCGTACCTCTACACCCAAAAGCGCGAGGGCGGGGCGAAGGACCAGCCCGTGGACAAGGACAACCACGCTATGGATGCCTTGCGATATTTGGTGATGGCCTGCGACGAACCGCTCGGCGTCTACAGCATGGAGTACTTGTAATGGCGAAGCGAACCCCCAAGCCCCTTACCCACGAAGCCATGCCGGGTTACCCGTCGATGGCCATCACGCTGTCCGAGGAGATGAACAGTTACGGCACGCGGTTGTTCAATCCCACCGACGCCGACCGCGTTGCGATGGGGCTGTTCAACACCGTGTGCGGCGCGGCCTCGATGAACGCCACGAACCTCGCGGGGCAGACGCTGAGGCTGTACTCCAACAAGCCCAGCGGGTCGCGGCGGTGGAAGGTGGCCCCGGTCGGTGGACGTGAACTCGACTACATGCGGGGCAACTGCGCACACCGCGCCAGCACGAAGGCCAGCGTCTACGCACGCGATTCAGCGGACGTGGTAGAGGTGACGGACCACCCCGCCCTGTGGTTGTTGCGCGATCCCGAGCCGATGAGCACCGGGTCGCAGTGGTGGTGGCTGTACCACTTCCAGCGCGAGTTGACGGGCCGTGCGTGGCTGTGGCACGGGTGCGGCGAGGGCAACCGCGAGCCAACGGTATTGATGAACCTGCTTCCGCAATACGTCGTGCTCGACTACTCACGAACGAACCTGATAGACGGGGTGTGGTATGGGCGTGAGTCCACTCGCAAGGCGTACATCCCCTTTGCGGACCTGTGGTATTCGCGGCTGTTCCCGAGCGCCACAAGCCCGGTAGAGGCCCACACGTGGACGGGGGCCGTGGCGGGCCTGGCGAAGTCCGAGCAAGCCGCGATCACGAGCGAGATTCAGCGATGGGGCAACGGCGGCATCCCGGGCATGGCCATTGCCACCCGGGGCGAGCGGCCCGTAGCGCCCGAACAAATGAAGTTGTTGCGGGCGGCAATCGACAACCAAACACGAGGGCCGAACAAGAGCGGTTCCACGATGACGCTGACCGGCGTAGACGTGCTCCAGTACGGAAGCAAGCCGCATGAGATGCAGTACGTCGAGGGCTTGCGGTTGGCCGAGGAGCGGATCTATCGAGCGGCTGGCATCCCCGAGAGCCTATGGAAACTGGCATCCTCGAACAAGGCCAGCGCCGCGGCCGCTGACCCTATGTACGCATCGCTCACGGTCCTGCCCCGACTCAACATCGTGGCCGACGAACTGAACGAACGCCTCCTGCCGATGTTCGGGGTCGAGCGTGGCGATATGTGGTTTGAATGGGATACCCCGGTCAAGGACGACGAAGATGCCAAGGCCGCGCGGCTGTTGGCGGGGTTCGTTGCGGGGGCCGTGAGGTTGAACGAGTACCGCGCGTGCATCAAACTGGAGCCTGTAGATGACAATGAAAACACCCTTGGGCGGGCCGTTATCGAGCCAGCCTTTGCCGCAAGTCACACACCCGACAGCGATGGGGTTGCGGGCGTGGTTCCGGCGGAGGCAGTGTATCGACTTTCCATCGCGGACGCGCTGCAAGCCGCTCAACTGGTGGCACAGGTACGCGCTGGGTCGCTCCCCCTTGCCGCCGCCATCGAACTCCTGACCGCCACGGGCATCCCGGCTGACACCGTGGGGCGGATGCTGGCGGGAGCCGAGCCGGTCGCGGCCATCGGCGCAACGCCGACCACCGACGCGACGGCTGCACCCGTGGGCGGTGCTCCGGTTTCGTCTACGGCGTTGAACGGCGCACAGGTTACCGCGCTGCAAGGGTTGCAGGCCGCGGTTGCCGCCGGGCAGTTGCCGCTGGAGAACGCCATCGCAACCGCGCGGGCTGCCTTCCCGATGATCCCGGAGGACACGCTGCAAACC